GGATGTTCACGATCAATTTCACGAATTGCAGCTAGTACTGAAACAAAATTTGGAGGGGTCAATGACCAGATCTTATTAAGCCCAAAGGCAAAGATTTGATCTGTTAAAGAACCCAAAGAGAAATCACAAAAAGTCCTGTAACCAGGGATTTTCGTATAATCAGGTAGCGGCACATCAGGGACCACACCCAGAAGTGCCACTAAAAGGATATTCCAAATGGGGATGTCAACACGTCGGACAGATAAGTCCAAATAACCAAAAAGTATTGCTTTAAGGTCACAGAGCTTCTTGTCAATACTGCTAATATACAAGGAGAAATAAGAACCTCTATCTTTCCGAAGTGCCATATATAGCCAATGTTTAAAAAGCTTGCTAGTTGCAAATTTCTTATCACCAGCAGTAACAAGCTCCACTTCATTTGAAATCCAATCATAAGGAGATTTCTGGACAATTGTGGCCAAATGCCGAGCAGTATGAGCACTATTAGCATGACTTAACATGGCAAAAGGCCACTCAGAAAACTTCCTAAAAGGGCGCTGAATGAAATTAGTAAATGTTGAGTTGTATACATCAGGGTTAAAGACATCTACAACACGGGAAAGGAAATTTGTCAAATGGTCAAAGATTGACATTTCTCCAAATAAAACAAGCCCATCTTTAAAATCCTCATCAGTCACACGATCACTGTGCAAATGAGTGAAATCAGAGCTTGGGTTATACCAATTAGTCAATATAGCTTGGTAAGAGGGAATACGCACATTAAAACGTGGATCTTCCTTCTTAGCTAAAGCTGTCTTGCGTAAAATAATGGCCACAAGGGAATCATAAATATCCCTATGCCCAGCACACAATTCAAGATAAGAAATAAGCCTGGTTGTGGCGTATGTAGCACGCCGGCTAGTCAAAGGGGTTTTAATTTTCCCGACTAGCTTTTCCCGATTGTGGTATACAACCCATTCAGGAACATCTAGACTAAATTCTTCAAATTCAGAAATATCTTTGGCAGTTGGACGCCTAGCAAATTTAGATAAGAATTCAATCTTACTTAAATCACCAGTTGCCTCCTCTCTAAGCTCAACACCCCATTTTGCCATGGTTTGCTGAACAGCTTTAAAATTCCAAGAAGGAGGGGCATCTTTCTGCCAAGAGATCATATTGTCATCACCATAAAGAGATAAAGCATTAAAATGCTTAAACTCTTTAGAAGACAAACCAGTGATTTCTCTAAAAGCAGCAAGAAAGAGAGTCCCCATACCCATGGTGTTGGTAAGTGATGTAGAAGAGTGGCCTGTTGAAGCACCAGTCCCTTTATTATACACATTACCACTTGAAGTAAGGGCCAATAAACCATTCTCAACTTGGAACCTATTGTGATCAATAAGCTCACAAATACGATTGTGATTTTTATGATTTTCATACCCTTTCTTGAACAAAGCTGCTATATTATCCATGACAGGTCCTGAAAGAGTAGAATCAAAAGCAGAGCAATCTGCAGCATAATGGATATCTCGCTTAGCATGTTCACTAAACACTTTACCCATAGCCCAACCATTAAGTGGCATGCCAAGCTTACTTGGCGTGGTAAGCCATTTAAAATTATGGGATGGGAAAGTATCCCAAATTGTTGCTGAAATATATTGAGTTATAGGACTACCTATAACAGTTCTAACCTTATCAAAGCTCCATTTCTTTTGAGGCAAAGCCTCTCTTTTAACGGAAACAGGGTTAAGTGGGACCAAGCTTGGGGCAATTTTGAACGTTTGCCACCAAAGCTTTTTGAATTCACTCATTCCAATAGACTGAATAAATTCACGACGTGACAATTTGCGCTCGCGACCAAAAGGGCCTTTAACTTTTGCCCATGCCGCAAGTCCAAATTTCTTTTGCCATTTTTGGATGATCCTATTGAAAGGAGTCAAACGAGAATTTTCAAAAATTTCACCAAAAACATCCCATGCATCAGCAAGTTGTATAGATGAAAATTGGTATTCAGGGCGAAAGAAATAACGAGCTGTTGTATTAAGCTCATTCTTAAATGAGGCATAAGACTCAGTCCTTTTATAGACTAAATTGTTATCTGCTTCAAAAGTCTCAAGGTCAGCATCAATATGGCATTGCAATTGATGAATACCTTGATTAAAATCGATTTTTGTGACAAACCAATCGGCAAAGTCCCCAGTATATTTTATGTCTGGCAACACAGACACATTAACTGGCCACCCAAGCGATGCTAATTTATCAAAGGTCTCTTGCAAACTTTCTTTCGAAAAGTCTGTATTGAAAGACCTAATATATTCAGGCAAAGAAATATCAGAAATGACTAATTGCAAGGACAGCCAAGTTTGGTTGAACCGTGCTTGCAATTTTTGCTGTCTCTTAATCATTGATTGGGATCCTTGGTTCCTTTCCAAAAGCAAAGAAAAGAATTGATAATATAAGAGAAGCTTCACAAAAATAAAGACCATGAAAGTCTTAACAAATTGATAAACACGGACCCAAAACCAAGGGTTTAGGAGTCGTGTAACAATTAAAATAGGATATTTGAAAAGAATTTTATGATACATGTCCATCCAAACAATCAAATATGGTAAAGGGGCGATTAAAGACAAAGTCATCCCTATAAACCAAAGCTTAAGACATGACCACAATACAGAAATAGCAGCTTTACCAACTTTAAGAAAGATCAAACCCACATAAAGAAGGCTGAATGGGATTGCCCAACAAGATAGATAAATAATTGTTGAAACATCCAAACGACATAAGATGACACACCGTGCTAATAGGAAGGCCAATTCAATAAAAGGTTCTTGCCTACTCACAAGGTCATCATTCCAAGCTGAGATGGGCTCAGAGATGAGTAAATTCTTGCGCATAAAGTCTTCAGTTAAACCCTCAAGTTGAAGTGATTGAAGAATTTGTTGCTCAAATACCGCCTCAGAAATTGGTGGTTTTATGACAAGGTCAGGCACAAATTTAATAGCACTAAGTTTCCTGAACACAAAACTTGTGAAAGGCCTAATAAAACTTGATAAAAGCCGTGCAACAGGGTCTAGCATACCATGCGTAAGCGCAAACGAGGCATCAGAACCACCAGAAGCATCAGCAGATAAATCATAAAATGTTGAGAAATAAGGTGCGTACAAAAGATAAACAGCATTCTCGACAGTGCCTGCATCAGCATGCCACAAAAGAGCCATAAGTCGGAAGCCATTATATAATACAAACTGCAAAACAACAAATAGGGAGACATTGAAGTAAATTCCTAGGAAGAGGTAAGTCCAAGTAAGGACACCAAGCCAAGGAAAATAAAAATTAATAAATCCAAAAGTTACAACACACACCACCATGCAACTCCATCCAAAGAAGAAAGCGGCACGATATGCAATGCTTTGTAACAAAGGGATTGGCGCAACAACCTCAACTAAATCATAGGGATAGGCCCCAGGTATATTATAATCGACAAGATCAAGAGAAGACATCTGCTTATTTGACGGATCGTGCAGTAAACCGGGTGCAATACCAAGGCGCAATTGATTATACTCTTTGAGCTTAGAGTGCCAACGAATTTCAAAAACCTTTCCGCAGCGACTCACCAGGAGTTTCGGACCA